TGGTAACAGTGAAAGGAGTAGCTGGTGCATGCACCAGTACACCTGGCTGAGTACCACCAAGATTCGTAACAGCCCATTGTTTAAAATTAACATCTGGGCCTACATCGGAGGTCAAAGTGAAAGTCGGCGATGTCAAGCCGGTAATCGCACTTCCGGTAACAGGGGAGGAGGGATTAAACATCCTTTTTTCCTTTGTTCGAGTGATGAGAAACCCATATCACGTAATGTGATATGGACAGAGATCAAAACGCTGATCTTCGGCGAGGGTTCATAGGAAGACGACCCAAATAACCTTCCGCTACAGCTAGTAAGTTAAGTGCCCGCAACAGCCCAACATGGACCGTTAGAGTTAAATCGGGTAAGTAACCTGACCAGGGAGCTCGGGAGAATGAGAAGTCTTCACGGGATGAGGTAAACGGCGAACCAATTACCCAGGAGCCGCGATTCGGATCAACAGGACCAGCTACTGTTCGAGTAGTAGTCTTGACGATGTCGATGCGGCATCCATGCGTAATGTCTAACCGGCCCCATGCGAGAGCATCGAGATAGTTGCCGAAATTTGAAAAATAATCGACAAGCCAGCTCCAGGGTGTAATTTCCCAGGCCGCGCCAACAATGTTGCGCGGGTCTAGGCCACTCAGAGCCATTGAGTCTATGAGGGAAGCGCGAAAGTCACAACGGGCAGTAAGTTTTACTATCCGGTACGCTTTCGTCGTCGTGCATCCAGCAAAGTTCACAGAGCCAAATGGTCCAGCAGAAAAGGACCAAGTTTGGTACTGAGATCCTGAGGTGGAGCGCGTACCTATGCCGCGAATACGAGGCTTAGGCAAATGACCCTCATAAATAGCCGATAGTGCTTTCGCACTATCTTGGACATCCATAATAAGAGGTTTGATATTAAAGCTATATTCTAGCCAAATATCAGCCAAGGCGTTAGAGTATTCATGGAGTGCCTTACGGCCAACACCACGTTTAAACTTACGCCAACGGCCCCTTTTATACTGAAAATCCTTTTCCAAGCGACGGAACTTGTCCATAACTTGGAAGGTAAAAGACTCAATTTTCTCGACTAAAGAAGACATCCCAATGGATGTCTCCTTGATCTCAGCAAGTACCTTAGTGAGGTCAACTTCCTGTGCCTTATACGACTCTAATAGAGACGTATAAGCATCACTATAGGCACCCGCTACATCAGAAGGTGCATTAGTTAGGTGACTATAAATAGTACCACCTAACCCCTCAGCCCTATAGAACACGGATGATTTTTGTTTATCCTGTTCAAAATAGGT